GTGGCTGGCATGCCAACCTTTAAGTATGCGCAAAATTCCCGATCTTCGATCTTTCCGCCGCCCTAAATCCGCGAGCCTTAAGGACCAAGCTAAACAAGCGTGGCTCAGGTTCATGAACCCGGATGGACACGATTCAGCAGAAGATGAAGAATGCGATTTGGAAATCATCCGCCGCGCTCTTGAATCCCTGCCCGATTAGTCAACATCACTAATCACCATGAAAGAATATCAACGCACCTGCCGCTTTGTTGAACTCAAGAACTACAACATTGATAGAAAGGGTGATGACTTCCTAGAAGTCACAGAATGGACAAACGCTGAAGGCTTTGACATTCATCTAAGCCGAGGCCACCAGTCGCTTTCCATGACCTGGGAAGAATTCACAGCTCTGCAACAGGCTCTCGGCAACTGGATTGAACAACCAAACTCCACTTGCCCGCACATCGTTTCCAGCGATGAAGGCACCAGCTACTGCAAGCTGGCTGAGAAAACGGCAGATCTACTTGCCAAGTTGCGTGCTTGAAGCCCAGTAGTCCGATCAACTTATGGTTGGAGCTGGGCTGGGCTTCACGAGGCCCAGCCCTCACCGCCTGCTCCGTAGCGGGTAACGCCCCCATGAAGAAATCATTGGGAACACTCATCCTATAGCAATTATTAAGCCATGTCCTTCTCCATTGGTGACCTCGTCGATCTTTACGACGTGGGCTTCCGCCAATGGCGAGGGGAATACATCGTCATCAAGTCACCCTCCGAAACTGGTGGCACGCTTTACAAAATCCGCAACACCAAAACCAACAGCCAGCAGTTCGTTCGCGAAAAAGCCTTGCGCCGCAGTCGTTTAGGACCATTCTGCATCGAAAGCTTGCGCCCCTGACGGCAATGCTGTAAGATTTTGCTCACGGGGCGAGAGCCTCACCACTTCTGACCGTCATGACCCTCATTGCTCCTCCCCTCCAGGGCACGCAGCTCCAGCCCGGCACCATCCTCACTTCGTCATGGGGCTACTCCATGACCATCGTGGATTTCTATGTGGTGGTGCGCTGCACCGAGAAGACTGCCTGGGTGCAGCAGATCGAGAGCTGCGAAGTGGACAAAGGCCCTGAAGGCGGCCACGCTGTTCCCGAGCTGACACGCAAGCCCAAGCTGGTGTTCCAGAACCGCGCTGATGGTGAAGGTGGTGAGCTCGTGCCAGCTCCCATCAAGAGCTTCCGCATCAAACGTCACAACGATGGTGAAGAGTGGCTGTGGAACAGCAAACTCAAGCGCACCCTGCGCATTTGGAACGGCAAGCAGGTGTATAGCAACCACTGGGACTGACCGTTTGTAACGATATGTATCGCCAGAAGCGGGGCTCCCAAAGCCCCCGCTTCGTTGTGCTGTATAGTTCTGTCATCGGGGGCGAGAGCCTCCACCACCTCCTGACAGTCATGACCACCACCATCAACGAAACCGTCACCTGCCCCAACTGCGACGGCACCGGCAGACTCCCCCACTACAGCCACATCGCTAACGGCACTTGCTTCGCCTGTGGCGGCACCGGCACCATCACCTTTAAGACCTTCATCGGCGACAACACCGATGTGATCCTGGAAGTGTTCAAATGGAAGGGAGAGTTCTTTGAAGCCTACCTGCGTTGCCGCACCTGGAAGTGCTACACCAGCCCCTCCCATGGTCAAATGAAGGAGTGGGGCAAGGACAAGTGGGTGAAGTGCATCACCGATGCAGAAGAGGCTCGTGAGCTGTGGCGCAACGCCAAGGCCCATGGCATCAAGACTGCCCTCTGTAATGACTAATTGTTAAGCCAGGAGCGGGGCCACCAAGGCCCCGCCTTCCAATGCTGTATATTTCTTGCACGGGGCGAGAGCCTCACTTCCTGACGATCATGGCCCTTCAAATCAACGTCGATTACACATCGCCCTGGGACAAGCGTTACTGGGCGAAGGACTACGCCGAAATGGCGCTGGCCATCTTGAACAAGAGCGAGCGCTGGCCCGCAGGCTCGCTGAAGGTGGTGCACTTCGATCCCAATAGCCCCACTCACTGGCGCCTGATGCCCACCAACGGCATCCAGCAGCCTGGCTGGTGAGCCCCATATATATCCTCCGCAGCCTCCGCATCCTCCCCACCCTCTTTCCATGGCCACCATCCCCACCATCCACCTCAACGGCACTGGTGCCACCACCCTGCGTGATGAATACGCTGCTGCATACGACGCCATCGGCAAGGCCGTAGACGCCCTGGTGGCCGCGACGTGCAATGCCCGTGATTTTTATCCGCAGGGCTCTGACGCCTACTACAAAGCCCGCGATGAGCGGGCGGCAGCTTTCGATCAACTCCGTCAGGCCCAGCACTATGTGGGAGAAGTGCTGATGGGCATCTGCGATCAAATGTGACCCTGCCCCGACTCTGCCCCTAACTCTGCCCTCCATCGCTTCCTGAAACCATGCTGCCCATTCTGCTCGCCACTGCACTGCCTGAACTGCCTCCCGTGGCGCAACCCAAGCCTGTTCAGTCCCGCCAGCAAGCCATCCTGGAGCAGATTATGCAGCAGGCTCCTGCTGCTGCCTCTGAGCGCTCCTTTGGTGAATGCATATATATCTGGGACCAGTGGAAGCTCAATTCCGAAGGCGTCAGAACCACCTTCCGCACCTGCAAGGGCGAATCTGTGCAAACGCCCGTGAGCGTGGCCGTGAGCTGCTCACTGCTAAAGGTGAACACCACCAGCCCTGCTGAACCAGGCAAGTGGCAAGGCTGGCGTAGCCCCATCGCCAAGGGCTCAAAACCAGGGGAGGCCATGATGGTGGCCAGCCTTTGCGCCAATGTGGCCGAATAGCTTGACAGGCCCCGCAAGGGGCTTTATGTTTGCTCATGTCCGGGGCGGAGACGCTCCACAACCACCTGATAGTCATGACCCGCCTCATCTTCACCATGGATTCCTTCAGCCCCACTCAAGGGCAGTGGTGGTCTGATCGTTCCAACACTGATGTGGAACGCCGCGTGAGCCTGGTGGCTTCCCAGATGGGCTTCTTCCTCTGGACTGCTGATTTCCGTCACGCTCGCACTGGTAAGCACATCACTCAGAAGTTCTTCTGCAGCCTGCCCACTAGCGATGAGCCCGTAGCTCTGTTTGAGCACGTCAGCGACCGTCAGGCATGGCTGGAGAAACAATGGGAAGCAAAGCAAGCCGCTTGATCACAAAAGGGCCGCCTCAAGCGGCCCGCCTCATTTCGATATATATCCCAGAACCATGCAAGACGCTGTGAACGTGCTGGCTATCAGCAAAAAGGGCAAGAGCCGCATCGGCACCAAGCTCACCACTGCCATCGTCGAACAAAACCATCACGACAAGCTTTTTCTGGTTTTTCCTGAGCTAAACCAGTGCCGATGGATTAAAAAGGACAACGACCCTGATTTCCGCATCATCGAAGCCTGAAACCATGCATTTCGTCTGCAACTACAACAGCAACGGCCCCTATTTCTCGCCCACTCAGGGGCAGTTTCATGCAGCCCGCCTGAAAGACATCATTTTCCATGTGCGCACCTGCATGGAAGACGGTGATTTCCAGATTGGCGTGTTTGACGATGATGGGGAATGCAAAGGCATTTGGGTGGATGAAAGCGAGCCCGTGAGCGATGGTGAAGGGGATTTTGTGCTTGGTAAGCCTGATTATGTGCTCTATCGCCCAGGTGACATGAGCTCAGGCATGTGGAACATGCACTTGCGTAAATTCAAGAGGCCCTGATAATGATTCTCATTGATTTCTTCAATGCTGATTCCTGCAAAGGCACTGAGCTCATCGAAGGCTGGTATTTTTACGATGATGCTGATGAAAGCGTGATTGGCGGGCCTTTTGATGATGAAGAAGCGGCCATCAAGGCCGCGTTCGATAGCCATGGTTGGTAAACACGAAAAAGCCGGGCTCAAGGCCCGGCTAGGCATGTATCAGGCGGGCCAGGGTCCGGCTAGGGTCGTATCTGAAAAAATTGGACCCGGCTAGGGGTGTATCTAGGGTCCGGCTAGGGTCGTATCTGGGGTGGTACATGCGTACTCCCTGAAAATGATTTTCATTCTCAATAGTACTTTTGTACTATATAAGCAAAACTTATCATTCCGGGCTGAACGATAAGCCCCGCTTATCATATAAGCCCAGTTTATGTAAACAATTGTTCGCGGTAAAAATATCTTATCATTCGCGATTTGCCGGGGGTTTGTCACCCTTACCTGTGCGCCGGGGTTTGTGATGCTAACTGCCAGGCGCCAGTTGTTTACATTTAAGCGGGCGTGCCAATTGTTTATACTTACCCGTGCCGCACAATTGTTCACCCTTACCGGTGGCGCCCAATTGTTTACGCTCGCCGCGTCGCGTTGTTTGTGACGCCAACTGTTCGGCGCTAAGTGTAAACATTTCGGAATGTAACGGCGCCCGCTCAAACGGGCGCCCGTATGGTATGGGCTCAAATGTTGCGCAATGTAACGGGCCGCATTTGACGGAATGGCGCATGCCGTGGTAGACGCGGGCGCATGCGCGGGCGCGTTTCCTTTTTTCTGGTGTGCCATGGTGCCCAATCGGGAGCCCGTACCATGCCGGGCCGGGCCGCGTCAACACAACGGCCCGCAACAGTGGCCACCTTGCAAGGTGACCCTATTTGCGCAACGTTGACGGAATTCCGGCCGCTTGTGCCGTATTGTTGTTTCAACGGCAAAGGGCGAGAGCCTGACGCCGCATCTCCTGCAAATCACGCCATGCAAACCCTTAGCCTCACTGCCAAGCTCTCGGCCCTGTTCGGCGGCTCCCTACTGGCCCTGTTTGTGGCTGGCCTTGCCGTAGAGGATCAGCGCCATTTTGTCTCCTGCCGCGCATCCGGCGCAAGTGTTGACGCCTGCCTACTGCAGATCAGCGGCCGCTGATTCTCTCAAACATTCCGTAAACATTCCCACAAACAAGCAAACAATGGCCGCCCAAACCATCAACCGCAGAATCGAATTGTTTGAAATTTTGTATCGCGAATGTCGTCGCGATCCTGACGTTATTGCAATGGTTGTTGATGAGTATTTGAACGCAATTGATGATAGCAAGCTGACGGAATTGGAGGATTTTGTTGTAAATAATTTTTGCGATTAATTAACGCTTCAAACATTCCGCAAACATTCCACAAACAAACAAAATGACAATTCTCGCCCCCATCAATCCCCGCGCTCGTTTTGCTGCTGATCTGCGCGAATTTTCTAAACAATGGGGAATCACGCCCGCAAACATTTTGAGCACCAATCCCAAAACCGAAAAGTCCGAACTGCAAACCTACATTCTGCACCTAGCGCCCGCCGAGACTTCTGGCTTCAATGTTTGCCCAAATGCGCAGAATTGCAAGGCCATTTGTTTACATTTTGCCGGGAATCCCGTTTACATGACAGCAAAACAGGCGGCCCGCATTCGCCGGACTCGCGCATTTTTCGCCGATCAAAACCTGTTCTTGCAAACAATCGTTGCAGGAATTCTGCACAACGTAAACAAACAGGCTACCACTGAACCCGTTGCAATTCGCCTGAATGGCACTAGCGACATTTGCTGGGAAAATGTAGAGTTTACAATTGACGCCGCATTTTCTCGCATGATTAATACTAAATTCGGCGTGCATGGTGATTATGTTGGGCAGTGGAACATTTTTGCATTGTTTCAAACAATGCAAACAAACATTGGCCGGCGTTTGGTTTGGTTTTATGATTACACAAAATTATCACGCAATTGGCAAAAATGCGCTGAGCTTGGCTATCACCTAACCTTTTCGTTTGATGGGTGGAACAATGCCACCAACCTAAGGATTGCAAAACGTGCGCTACAAAATGGCGTTAACATTGCGGCCGCATTTGCAGTCAAAAAGGGCAAAACATTGCCAACATTGGCCGATGTAACGCAAATTATCGGCGGCGATAATCTATCATTTTTGCCTGTTTGTGATGGGGATTTGAGCGATTTTCGCCCGGCCGATCCTGCAGGCGGTCACATTATCGGGCTCCGCTTCAAACTACCCCACGGCATTGATCACACAAACAACGACAAAATGGCCTTTTGCATGTGATCACAACGGGCCGCCAAATGCGGCCCGCATTCTTTCAACATTCCCTCTCACTGTCTTGCCAAATGTTCACCCTTACTGAATGCGAGAATGGCCACACTTACGTGGCTGCAGAGTTTGCAACATTGGAGGATGCCGAATTTGCGCTGGATCAATTGCAGAATGCTTTGGAGGATTGTCACGGCTCCGGCTACTCTATCCGTTGCGCAATCGCTGAGCTAGAGGATCAAATCAGCGAGCACAAGCTAAATCTAATTGCTGACATTGTCTGCCCCTAACTGCAAAGAATTCTGAGAGGCTCCCACAAGCGCCCACAAGCGCCAACAATCCCGGCCCGGTAGGCTCACCTATCGGGCCTGTTTTGTGCCCGTTCGCGGGCCGTAGGACGGGCGATCCTGACGCGGGCGAATCGCTGCAGCGTCTGGCGGTTTGATCGGGCAGAGGATCACCCTCCACCTACGGGAGAGTTTTTCCACAGGCCTGTGGAAAACTTTTCACTGATCAGCATTCCTGATGGCCACAGGGATTGACGGCCGGCGCGATGCCGTGAAAGGATGGGGCAAAGCCCTGGCGCGGTAATACGGCCCTAAAAGCGAAAAGGTGCGCGGTTACCCCTGTCAAAAACGCGACGATTTTCCATCTAGTTTTTCTCTATATGCATACCCGCATCACTCTGTTCTAGGTAATGCAAAGCTGAGCGAATTAATTCTGGCGAATCATCGAAATGACCAAGCCCTAAGTTGCATGAACTGCAAATGTACCCTCTAAATTCGTCTGTAGTGTGACAATGATCCAGCACCCATTGTTCTGTATCTTTGGAGCAGATAGGGCAAGGACCGGGCGATGGCGGGGGAAATCTGCGTTTTAAGCGAGCACGAAGTGCAGTGTGTTGGCGAATACAGGTGCGGCACCGCGAATCAAGATTATCACGATTGCGAGGTTGCGACGGGAAAGCGATGAAGGGCTTTGCTTCGTTGCACAACTGGCACGTTTTGGTGCCCATTGATCCATTGCTAAGCAATTGAAGCGATGGCGACAGCAGCGAAAGTTGCGACACGCTTGACAGCGTTAATTCTTAGCAGAGCGTAGCCATCGTTTTTGAAAACATAGTGTTGCTATGGCGAATCAAGGTTCCCCAAGAACCGCAGATGAGCCATATGGCGAAGCTTCGTTCAGAAAGTTAACCATCCCGCTCATTCCATTGTTATTTCCAGCACAAGGGCGGCCCTCAAAGGCCGCCCGTTTTGATGTTGACATTGTTTTCACCGGCTTTTGCTTGGTTCTGGCAGTTGCACAAACCATCCCCTTGCATTTATCAGAGCACTAAAGCGACGCCGCTTTTGAGGCGGCGTCTAGCACTGAATGGACATTTGCCAGTCCTTTCTGGAATTTCCAGAATCGATGGTCGTTCTGGAGGCTGCGTGTCCGCTTGGGGCGGCCACTTGCAAGTGCTGGATGGGAAGGCGTCGCTCTGGCAGCGTTGCCTGTTCCTGATCGGCAGTTGCACAATGCCTAGCATAACGTGGCCTGTGACCTCGTTTTGGTATAGGGGTGATACCAAATGGCATGTTTTGATGCCATTTCTCATAAAATCTTTAGCTTTTCTTCATTGTTTATGCTGAGATGCTGAAATAAAGCTGAAAAGTTACAAGAACTACTTTCCCTCCATTGTTTCTTCTTTAGCGTGAAGAAATACAGCGGAGGCCACTATGTGGGACGATCTGCCAGCGCCCTTCATGGTGGGCTCCATCAAGATTTGGCCAGCCCATAGCAGGCCCGGCATGCAATGGTTCATCGCTCACGAGGGCTGTCCGTACTACTTCCCCAGCAAGAGCGCCGCAGTGCTGTTCGCCAAGGATCGTCAGTCCATCGAAGATCCAGAAATGCTTTGCGATTGATCCTGGATTTTTGATTAAGGCGCCGTAGGCCGTAGCTAAGCTAGTTCCGTTCAAGAGCCGCCTTTGAGGGCGGCTCTTTCGTCTCAAGATTTTCCAATGGCAGCAGAGAAGATTGCTCGCACTGGCAGAGTGCAGAGCTGGATTGACGACCCCTCTGGGCGGCTTCCGGTGAGCTGCACAGTATTTAATGTGCTTGATTCAATGGAGGGTGAAGATGGCATTGAAGCTTCGTGGCGCTTCGTCAGCCATGGTCTCAGAAATGGTGCTGGCGTGGCTGTCCACCTGTCTGATTTGCGTCCTAAGGGGGCAGAGAATGGTAAAGGACTGGTGGCGAGCGGTCCTGTCAGCTTTGGCAAAATCTATTCCACATTGAATGAAATTTTGCGTCGAGGTGGGCGTTATAAAAATGGTGCAATTGTTTTGCACATTGACTATACGCACGAAGATGCGCTTGATTTCATCAAAGCATCACGAAGTGAGCTGCCTTGGGTGAAGCGTTGCGTGAACGTGGACGATGCATTTTTTGAGAACGCTTCACAAGAACTGATTGGCGAGCTTTTGAAGGGCATCGCCTCTGGCGACATCTGGCTGAACAAGATTCGTTACAACGAGCGCGGCGAACGCATTCGTGCGAACGTCTGTTTGGAGGTGTATTTGCCCCATCGCGGCACTTGCCTGCTCCAACATGTCAATATGGGCGCTTGCACCATTGAAGATCTGCCTGAGGCATTTGCAGTGGGCATGCTGCAGCTTTGTGAGCTGCATGCCACCACTGGCGTTGGCGACACTGGGGAGTATTTGCCTGCCTCCATCGACCGTCAAGTAGGACTGGGCATGCTGGGCCTGGCTAATTTCCTCGCGCAGGAAGGCATCTCCTACAAGGATTTCGGCCTGGCCCTGAAGGATGTGAACGATGGGAAGGAAGTGGCATTGGCTCCTGGCCGTGCTGCTGCTGTGATGCTGAAGCGCTCCATTATGGAAGCCGCGTCGATTGCCCGTGAATACAACATGGACCGGGCATTTTGCATTGCTCCTACGGCATCCTGCTCCTACCGCTACCAGGATCTCAATGGTTTCACTACAACGCCTGAGATTGCTCCTCCTATTGCTCGCCATGTGGACCGCGATAGCGGCACATTTGGCGTGGAAAGCTTTGACTATGGCAATGTCGAAACGGCGGCAGACGTGGGCTGGGAGGATTACAAGCGCGTCGCTGACGAGCTGGTACGCATGTATCAATCAACAGGCCTCTTCCATGGATATAGCTTCAATTCTTGGAGTGATGTGGTTGTTTATGACGAAGCCTTCCTTCGCGATTGGCTAGCATCTCCTCAGACAAGCCTCTACTACTCGCTGCAAGTTCTCCCGGACACGCAGCGTAAAGATGACGCCTACGCGGCGCTAGATGACGACTTCAAGAGCATGTTTGGTCTCGATGAGGAGACTGATCAGAGTTCTGCGGCCTGTGATCTAGAGGCTGGCTTCTGCGCGGCATGCGCTGAATGAGGAGCCATTCCTCCCATTGACAAAGAAAAAGGGGAGCTAAGGCTCCCCTTTGTTTCCATCACACCAAACCATCGAACTATACCATCCTCCGATGAGCACTGCAGTGAAAAGCCCCTATACAAGCATGATCGAGAAAAAGCGGCCATGGCAAGCCACTCCAGTGGGCGACGCTCCCGTTGTTTCAGGCAGTGAAGAGACGATTTTTCGTGCATTGGCGCTGCGTCACCTTGAAATCCCTGTACGCGAATTGCTACAGCAGGGATTAGAGCGTGATCTTCCGTCCACTCCTGGTGTGACCGAGGCTTTGATGCACAACCAGAAGGACGAAGAGCGACATGACGAAGCTCTTAATTACGTAGCCCTATCACACGGAACCGACGAGCGGGCGGAGCGAGAAGCACTTAATATTCTCCAAGCCTGGCGCGAGCACCCTGCTCATCCAATATTGAAGGCCGCGGTTCTGGAGCGCTCCATCTTTTTTGTGGCGTTACCGTTCTTCCGCTTTAACGGCAATGTGGGGATGCGCACGGTCTCTCGCGACATCTCTCGCGATGAGCAGGTGCATGTTGCAGTGCATAGTCTTGTAGCGAAAGAACTGGGCGAAAACGCCGGACAAAGCCTTAACAAGCTGCGTCGTGCCACCGCGCTTTGGTTGTTTGACAAGCTGGGCCAATCTGAAAATAAGTGGTTAAACAAAGATTTTTGGCTATCTTCTAGCGACAGCCTGTTTGAGCGTGGCAAAGCCGAGGGGCTTAGCGAAAGCCGCGCTTCAGTGATGCCGGCGTTCTTTGAGACTGCGAATTACAACCTTCCAAGCTACGGAAAGCAATAGGCGCAGGAATTTCAGGCCAAACTGGGCGTGCTAAAGTTCTTCTTTGAGCACGCCTTTTTTCATGCGAAAAACTTGCGTCATGTGCGGGCAGTCAAAGCCGCATGCAGATTTCTACAAAGAAAAGCGCGTCAGCGATGGACTCACGGCCAGGTGTAAAGAGTGCACACGCAAGGCTGCAAGTAGTAGCTATCAGGCAAGAAAAGAAGAAGTGCTTGCTGCGCATAAAGAGAAATACTGCGCACAAAAGAATCGGGCCAAAAGCTTGATGAAACTTTATGGCATGACAATCCAGGAATGGAATGACATGTTTGCGGCGCAAAATTATCGCTGCGCGATTTGTGGGTCCACGGATCCTCTTAATACCAGCAGGAACTTCGTAGTAGATCATTGCCACACGATGGGGCATGTGAGGGGAATTTTATGCTCGCCTTGCAATGCGATGCTTGGCTTGGCGCACGATGACCCCAATGTACTTTTTGATGCGCACACTTATTTAATTGCGCGATCTGCCGGTGAGTCAATAGACAAACGCAAGGAGCGCCATGGCTATAAAGGCAACGAGACCAGGCGCACTCGTGGCGAAGAATAGAGGCTATAGTTACCAAGTTCCCGCTCTGCGTTAGCATCGGGCTGAACGCTCCTCGGGCTTAGCTCTCGGACGGAGACCATTTTGTTGGCGCCAACAATATGGTCTCCAGAGATGACGCCCAAACAGAGGAGCCTCTGGATCTGAGGTGTTGGCACACGCCATGCAAATAGCATGGAATACTGGGTTCGATTCCCAGCAGTCCCCATTCTTATGGCACTCTCGTGAGCCTCTTCATCACGTCAGACACGCACTGGGGTCATGCCAAAATGCTTACTTTCGTGCATACTGACGGTACTCCCGTGCGTCCGTTTTCTTCTGTGGAAGAGATGCACGAGACGATGGTGGAAAGGTGGAATAGTGTCGTAAATCCTCGCGACACTGTTTACCACTTGGGAGACGTAGCCATCCCGCGCAGTGGGCTGCGCGTGCTGGAGCGTCTCAATGGAAGAAAGATTCTCATTCGCGGCAATCACGATATCTTCAAGATGGCTGACTACGCGAAGTATTTTTACGACATTCGCGGGTGTCACTACAGAGATGGCTTGGTATTTAGTCATATCCCCCTCCATCGTGATTGCTTTATTTCAGAGCGTTATTGGGGCAATGTGCATGGCCATCTCCATCGTCACACTGTGATGTATCAAGGAATGCCCGATCCGTTCTATTTCAACGCCTGCGTGGAAGTTAATAACTTTACGCCTGTAGCATATGAGGAGATAAAGGCGCACTTCGCGAATGAACGAGCGTCGAACGTTCAACACGCCGCTGCGTGAGCCGCTCAATCCAATCATCCATCGCCTGCTACAGGCAGTGGATTGGCATAACTCTCAGTATTTCAAAGACCACAATCCTTGGCATTTAGAGAAGGCCGATATCATCAGGCAATATGTGAGGGAGCTGAAGGCTTGGGTGTATGAGCAAGAGAAAAACAGTGTGGAGGCTTTGGGCTCTAGCCCTGGGGGAGAAAGCAGGGAGGCATGAGAAGGAAGCAGATGTTATTGCTTTAGTGCGAACTTTCATCTTATTTTCATACATGGCCACCAATGTGTTCATTGTGGCTGGCGTGATTAGGCACTGGGAAAAAGAAAGGCCCGCCGAAGCGGGCCGTTGTCTTCAGAACCAATGAGGTTTAGGCACGTAGGCAACGCCTCGGTAAACAAGGCTTGCCATTTGTGCTTCGCGTAGGCGAGCAGCCTTCTCAAGCTGCTGCTTGATGAGAGCGAGAGGGTTCATGGTCGTGTTCCCGAAAAACAGGCCCCGTTGCATGCCTGTATTTTCATGCACCCCATCGCTGGGGCCAACGTACCTTCAGTGTATCAAAGCTTGCGCAAGGGCAGGAGCGGAGCGCGCTAGCTCCATAACGTCCGTGCGGCGGACCTCCTGCTTGCTTCATCGTCGCCTGGTACAGCAACAGCAAAGGGGAGCTTCCACTCTCCCCATTGCAACCGAGGATGCCTGATACATCCTCTAAACCACTTGGGCGTCCCCTCGTGGTGCATCGCGAATGCCCAGAAACTATAGCGGTTTTTCAGGGTTTCGTAATATTCGCCGGGAATGAAAATTTGCCGATACCTGGCAGCTATTGGCGCCATGACCAATACACCACGCCACCTTGCTCGATCACCCATCGATGATGGTGCCTAGCTTCCCGGAGCGGGACGCAAGCTTGGTGCTTGCGCCCCTTGAGGAAGTATTGCATGCAGACTGTATCGCCGTTCACACGTCGTAAATGCGGCACTCCAGTGCGCTGGGATTGAGGCTGCAGAAACTGCCCCAGTGTGTTGCAGCGTCGAAAGGGCGCTTTGCATCCCTTTGATAGTCAGCCATGGCCTTTTCGTAGGCCCTCATGGCCTGATGAGCTTCTTCGCTGTCGGCGCCATGCGTATTGAAGGCCATGGTGAAATCGAAGGAAGCGTCTACCACTTTGGCGAAAGCCTGATGGAGAGTTTCGTCGTCCATTGAAGAACTGCGAATACTCTCAGGCTAATTCTGTTTCGGAAGATTGTTGTAGTTTTTGTTGTTTTTTCAACACTTGATAAACTTTACGCAAACGCGGCAGTAGAGAAGGCTGATAGAAATGCTCTGCGGCGAGAAGTTGCAGGGCTGTTTGACGATCGCCTTCAAAGATGGCTAGCAGGAACTGTGCTTCCTGAAGATTAAGCTCAAGCGTTTCCACTTCATGGTGAAGATAAATTCTTGAACATACTAGAGGCTCACAGGAAATTTTCTAGCCAATTGGATTCATCGTCTTTATTGGCTGCATGAATTGCCGCGGCCAAAGCGAAAGCATGGTCGTCAATGCCGGTCTGTTTGCCGCCAGTGACGCTCCATTGTCCCCCTGCTTTATACACAACAGTGAGGCCTTTAATTTCACTAATAGCCTTCTCGTGATTGTAAATGTTCACCTGTCCCGCATTGAACAGTTCGCGCATCTTTGAGAATGCTTTTGTTTTAGAGGAGATTGTCCAAGTGAGTTCTTCGATGGGGTAGTCGCCAGTGAGGGCCTGGATTGTGCCGGCACTGTTGTACTGGTCCATCACAATCTTTTCAAACACATAGAGCTTATGTTGCTCCCTTATCCAATCTTCAACGGCATTAATGTTAACTTCTTTTCTACCGTTAATTTCAAAATCCGCCACGAACGTGTGGAACTTGTCCACAACTAATATTCCATTATCAAAGTGAACAATACAGGCTGTGTAATTATCTCTTCCAATGCCGCCGCGAGCGGGGTCAAGCGATAACACGTAGGAACCGATGAAGCGCTCCTCTGGGGGGAGCGCTTTGCGTTTGTCGTCAATGCACGCCTCCACCACATCGGGAGAGATGAGGGCTGAGAGGTTGGCGGAGAACTGCGCTCCGTATTCAACGTTGAACTTATCGGGATCGCGCTGGCGTTCTAGGTCCAGGAAGTCGCGGGAGATGGTTGGGTTCATCTCCCACGTTGGGAGGTTGACTGCCTGCAGATGTGGAAAGCGGCCAGAGGCTGCCTCCTTGAAGTGCTGATAGAAGAGGCCGTCAGTTAGCCATGGTGAAGACAGTTCAAGGATTTTGCCATCGCTGCCGAACTGTGCCACTGCAGGAGAGAGTGCTTGATAGATGCCGTTGGCGCCAGAGTTTGCGTCGCCGTCCACGGCGAACGCAAGCTCGTCAAATACGCAGGCGCAGCAGGCAAGACCACGAGCAGCACGGCCGGACGTTGGAATCGCTTTGAACACACACCCATTGCTCATCTCAATTTGATCAGCGGTTTCGCGAGAGATTTCCTGCGCAAACGGACTGTCCAAGATGAGCTGTCGAATATTGTTAAGAGCAATGCGACTCTGATCCTGGCTGTTTGCGACGGTCAGAACGTACCATTTCTCTCCTTTTCGCACCTTCGCTTTGTACTTATCCTCTAGGACAAAGCAGATGTAGACGCATGCAACAGCGGCCATAAGCGTTTTGCCGCTACGGCGGCCCAGCGCCCATGTCGCCTGTGAGAAACCTCCTTCAAAAAACGAATCGAGGATTTCAGCCTGTTTGGGATAGAGGGCTAATCGAAGGGCGTGCTTTGCGAAGTCTGAGCATCTAAGCATTGTTTCAGCTCCTCCATGGAGCGAAGATTGTCTTTAGGAACGAAATAACACGGGCGCCCCGGCACATGCTCTTTCCTCCATTGTTTTTGCTTGGCTTGATGGGCATGTAGCCAACCATGGAGCCTAATTTCCTGGTTTTGTATCGTAACCAATACCAGGGTCTTGTCTTCACTTTCATCGAGAAGGCAGATTAGATCATAGTAATGGCGTGAACGTGTTTTCACATCGATATTGAAAGGCAGGTCACAACTTCCTCTGGTGGCTTCTGTTTCTTGAAATACGAAAGCTTTTAGGCCAAGGAAGCTCGCCACTGCCATTTCACCACCGGCACCAAGGATGTGCATGCGGAGGGCGTCGTCACCTAGGGCTGGGCCGTTATTTCGGCCCAGCTTTCCTTGTTTTGCGTTGGTTTCTTGCCGGCGTTCGCCTTCGGCTATGGCCAACGCCTTTTCTGAAGGGGACAACTGCCACACAATGTGTTGGGGCATGTTGAGGAATGTTTCAGTACACGACAATGTACCCAGTTCTAGAATGATTGCAATATCAGGATTCCTTATGCATGGCTGACGTTACACAAGGTGGGGATATGGTGTCACTCGGCCATGCCACAGCAGGTGGCATCCGTGCTGATGGCCTGCAAAATGTGTTCACCGGGATGGGCACGAGCCGTGATAAGACCACCAGGACCACTGTTAAACCGGTGTCCTTCATGGGGCATGAAGACCTTGAGGGTCTTTATGCGCATTGGCTCATGCGTCGTATTGTCGACATTGTTGCGGATGAATGCACCCGCGAGGGATTTGAGATTTTGTTTGGCGGGGAGGGCGTGAACGCTGAAACGCTTTCTGGTGTTGAGCAAGCTATTGAAGACCTGGAAATTCTGCCTGGCTTTAACGAGGCGGCTAAAACTTCACGCCTGTATGGCGGCAGTGCGTTGTTGCTCTATATCGACGATGGGCGTCCGTCTGACATGCCCGTCGATAAGAACAATATTCGTGCCGTGGAAGGCATGGACTGTTTGGATCGGCACCAGATTGCACCGATCATCAGCGAAGACAGCCTGTATGACTATTCCAAAGCAACTTATTACCAGATTATTTCCGGCGATCTAATTCAGCAGCCCAATCTTCGTGCCATCCACAAGGATCGCATTCTGCGGTTTGACGGCATCTGGCTTCCGTATCGCACGCGGCAGAAGAACTATGGCTGGGGTATGAGCGTGCTGCAGAGCGTCTATGACAGCTTCAAGCACTACTACAGCGGCACTGCCTCCATTGCCACCCTGCTCACTGAATTTGACATCTTTGTGCATAAGGTGAGGGGGCTAGCTTCAATGTTGGCCGCCGGCAAGGAAGGGCAAGTAAGGGATCGCCTGCAACTGAACGACATGAGCAAGAGCATCTATCGCGGCTACGCGATTGATGCAGAGAAGGAAGAGCTGGCCTTTGTTAGCCGGCAGTTTGGTGGCGTGAGTGAAATCCTGGAGAAGCTGCGGATTGATGTGATTGCCGCTGCCGGCATTCCCCATACATTGCTATTCGGTCAGTCGCCGTCTGGCCTGGGTGCTACGGGCCGCAGTGAAGAGCGTGACTTCGCAAAGACTTGCCATCACTACCAAGAGACGCACTTCCGCAAGCCTCTGACGAAGCTGATGGAATACATCATGCTGAGCAAGAGTGGTCCTACGGGAGGGAAAGTGCCTGATAACTGGCGCGTGAGCTTTAAGCCTCTGTTTGAAATGAACGAGCGCGAGCTGGCAGACGTGCGTGCGCGTGTGGCTGCAGTTGATGCTCGTTACATCCAAGTGGGTGTGCTTACGCCGCAGGAAGTGGCAGATTCGCGGTTCGGAAAGAGCGAATACAGCATTGAAACCACCATTGATCCATCGATCAAGCGGGAAATGCCGCAGAAGCCTGGCGACGGCAAGATGGCCGTTCCTCCGGGTGGTCGCGATCCGTTGGATCAGCAGAACGGCAGTCTGCCCATGGATGGTACGCGAGAAGCTTCGGAAAGCGCAGCGGAAGAGACGATGGATGAAGCGGGCCTTTACATGTCTCGCGATCTAGAGAAGGTGCGTGGCGACGTGACATTCACCGACAAAACTCTGCATTCACGAGCCGTTAGCGCTGCCAAGTCCAAGTTCAAGGTGTGGCCTTCTGCCTACGCCAGTGGTTATGTCGTGCAGAAATACAAGCAAATGTACAAGGAGAAGCATGGCTCTCTGAGCGGCGCCTTCAAAGGCGACGGCGAAGAGCTTCATGCCGATGATCTTGATAAATGGTTCAAGGAAAAGTGGGTGAGGATTGGTGCCAATGGTGAAATCATGGGGCCATGTGGCGCTCGCGAGCAGGGTGAGGGCAAGCCAAAGTGCCTGCCCCAGGCAAAGGCGCAGGGGATGTCGAAGGAAGAGCGGCAGCGCATCGTTGCCCGCAAACGCAAGGCCGATCCCAATCCTGAGCGTCGTGGTCCAGCCAAGATGGTGAGCAGTAAAACTGATGCCATTGAACCGCTCAAGGCAGAAGGTCTCATCCTGGGCGACATTGACGAAGCTTCTCTCGTGACACAAGCTGACATTGACGCAGCTTTGAACCAGTGGAAAGAAGAAGCGCCTGATCGCTTTAAGGACATTCTGGAGGCTGGCAATGTTGAGCCCACTGAGTGATCCGTGGCCGCGTTTTGACGCGGAGTGGGCGTATGACGCCAACTTGGGGCGCTATAGGCGCCCCTCTGGGCAGTTCATGAGCCAAAAGGCCGTGATGGCGCTTGTGGATGGTCGCATCGACAAACTCGGTCAGAATCTACGGCGATTCACGCAGATGCTGGCCGATGGCAACATCACAATTGACCAATGGCAAGGGAGTGTCCGCGAGGCAATTAAGGCTGCTCATATTCAGGCAACAGTGCTTGGGCATGGTGGCAAGGATGGTATGGGCAGTGCAGAGTATGGCCGCATCGGTCAGAGGCTTCGTGCGGAATACACTTACCTTCAGAGCTTTGCTAGCGATATTTTGGCTGGCCGCGTTTCTCCTGCCATGGCTCTTGCTCGTGTGCAGCTATATGCTGAAAGCGTGCGAAGTTCTTACTGGGAAGGTGCCAGTCTTCGCCAAGGCAAGCAGGGATATTCCCTAATGCGGCGCATTTTGGACCCACAGGCAAAGCATTGTGATGACTGCTTGCGTTACGCAAGAGCTGGTCTTGTTGCGATGGGGAGCCTGCCAATGCCGGGGCAGCGTTGTGAGTGTCGCGCAAGGTGTCGGTGTTCTGTTGAATACAAACGCAACGCGGTGCCGACAAGTCCCGTGTAGAGTGATGACGATTAATGCTTGGGAGAAATGGCGAAGGCAAGGAGACCGCTGCCAACTGGCCTTATAGACGAATACCTTGATTTATTCGATGACGGGATTGTTGTGTGGAAAAAATCTCCGCACCCGACCATAAAGGCCGGAACACCTGCGGGACGATCCTCTGTGCGCAACCACAAGCAGATAATGATCAAAGGCCGAGCTTATGGATATCACCGCATTGTTTACTATCTTGCTTACGGCGTTGACAGTGTTGGATGGGAAATAGACCACATTAATGGCGATCCTTCTGATAACCGCCCAGAGAACTTACGTCTTGCTGACGAAAGTCAAAACAAATGGAACACGGGCTGTCAAAAACGGTGCAAATCTGGCCTTAGAGGCATTCGTGCTCGCTTCTGGGGAGCATCAACTCGCTGGGAGGCTCGCTACAGGGGCAAATACATCGGCTCATTTGCGACGAAGGAAGAGGCGATAGCAGCTTGGGAGAAAGTGGTCAAGCCTCATGCCGGAGAGTTCTTCCTGCCTCAGTAAGTGCCACTATGATTTTGGCGAGTGATTTATTTCCATGGCTAAAATCCTTTACTGTGGCGACCTTGCTGTTCAAACGGGTTTTGGACGAGTGGGCGAAGCGCTCCTTGCTGAGCTAAGCAAGGAACACGAAATCGTCGCAATGTGTACGAACTGGTGGGGTGATCCTCATGAGCTGCCGTACAAGATGTATCCGGCTATTGCTGGCGGCTCCGATCCGTTTGGCTCCCATCGCATGCAGGAGCTGCTAATCAAGGAGCGCCCTGACCTTGTATTTGCGGTGAATGATATTTGGATTTTGAATAGGCTTTGGCAGGTGGCTAAGCCCCTGAAGGAGCAACTTGGCTTCAAGTGGTACGGTTATTTCCCCACTGATAGCTATGGCTTCTTCCCTGAGGTGTTTGAAGACTGCAAAGAATGGGATGGCATGGGCACTTATACACAGTTTGGCCTTGAGGAGGTACGCAAGGCTGGCTGTGAAATGCCGTGCGATGTGATTCCCCATGGTATCGACACATCGACATTCTTCCCGGTGAAAAAGGAAGAAGCGCGGGAGGCTATGGGCCTCCCGCAGGATGTGTTCTTTGTATTTAATGGCAATCGAAATCAGCCGCGTAAGCGAATTGATTTAACCATTAAAGCATTCATTGAATTTGCTCTTGATAAGCCTGATGCTCGTTTGTGGCTCAACATGGGCAAGAAGGATCAGGGGTGGGATTTGATTCCACTGTTTAAGCGCATGGCTCGTGATATGGGTTATGACGCAACAGGCAAGCTGGTGTTGACTAGCAAAGATTTTGACGTGACCAACTGCTTGCCAGTTGATCGCCTTAATCTTGTTTACAACTCGGTGGATGTAGGCATTAACACTTGCATTGGCGAGGGCTGGGGGCTTGTTAATTTTGAGCATGCTGCCACTGCCACTGCTCAGATTGTTCCAGACCACACATCGCTAAAGGAAATCTTCTACGAAATCCCGCGCATTCCCATCGAAAGTTGGGAGGTTGATTGCAATTATGGCCTTGATCGTGGAGTGCCTTCGGTTGAAGGGCTGGTGACAATCCTGAACCACTATTACAACAATCGAGAAGACCTTGACAAGGTGGCTGGTTGGTGCTATGACCGCCTCCAGTCGGACGAATACAAGTGGGAGAACATCGGTGCCTTGGTGAACGGCATTATCAAGCGAACGCTTGAAGAGCCCACTGCCGGCAAAGGTTTTAGCAATGACTAAGCGTCGCATCAGCGTGGGTATTCCCACGCTTTCTTGTTACGACAAGCTCATTCGTTTATGTAACCACCTATTGAATGATGAGCACCCATGCATTGAAGCAGAAGTGCTCATTCTTGATAACGGCGGACGAATGAAAGATAGTTCGGCCGTGGATGCGCTGGCTGAATGTTGTGACTTGTCGAAATGGAAGGTTGCTGTACCGCCGTACAACCTTGGCGTGGCAAAGTCGTGGAATTATCTCATTCATCAGCTTGGGCAATGCATTATTGCCAATGATGATGTGATGTTTGGCCTGAACGATATTGCGGCATTTTTAGATGCCGCAACTGCCAATCCTGGATGCATTTTGCTGGAGACAAATCATTCAGTAGGAGGCTTCTCTACTTTCTACGTGAATCGCCCCGAAAGGTGGCTCGATATGGGCGGCTTTGATGAGCTGTTCGCACCAGCTTATTTTGAAGACAATGATTGCCGATGGCGACTATTGGTCGCTGACAATCCTGTTGTAAAGGTGAATTTGCCGTCGTGGTCACACGACAATAGCAGCACGCTGCATAGCGGAGATGATCGCTACAAAAGAATGCATTGGTGTTGCTTTGAGCGGAACAAAGCTTACTATCAAACCAAGTGGGGAGGCTTGCCTGGCCACGAGGAATACAAAACGCCTTTTGGTAAGTAGTCATGGCTCATGCTGAGCAACAGCTATTCGTTCAATGCGTCAAAGCATCTTTCCCGTCGTTCTTTAATGGTGGGCGGATTGTCGAAATTGGCAGTCTTGATATCAACGGCAGCGTGAGAGGCTTCTTTGAGAAGCCTCTTGAATACGTTGGCGTGGATCTTGGCCCTGGACGTGGCGTGGATGTGGTGTGTGAAGGGCAGGATTATGACGGGGCTACGGACAGTTTTGACGTGGCTATTTCCGTTGAATGCTTTGAGCACAATCCCCATTGGCAAGCCACATTCCTCAATATGGTTCGCATGGTGCGCGACGAAGGGCTAGTAGTAATGACTTGCGCCACCACTGGGCGTCCAGAGCACGGAACTAGCAGGAGTGATGCAGGCAGCAGCCCTCTGACAGTTGGGAAAGGCTGGGAATACTACGAAAATCTCACTGAAGCTGATTTTCGGGATGCCTTTGACATGGACAGCATGTTTGAGGACTATTGTTTTAGTGTGAATACGAATAGCCACGATTTGTATTTCTGGGGGCTTGTCAAAAAATGACCGCGAAACAAAAACAGGCGAAAGTTCGTAAGGTGATGCGTGAATTTAAGGCTGGCACTCTTAAGGGCAGCGACGGCAAGCCCGTAAAGAATCGTCAGCAAGCCATCGCCATTGCGATGAGCGAAGCTGGCATGACGAAAAAAGACAAGAGCGATGCATATTGGGACGCCTACATCGACACCATGTGTGGCTCGATGAGCAAAGAGGGCATGGAAGAAGAGGAAGGAGAAGAGGAGGAGATGGATGCGAATGCTGCTGAGGCTCGCTGCCGTGGCTACCTTTCGTCTTTGAAGAAAAAAAAGAACTGAGGGGCGACGCTGAAGGCTTCGCCCCTCCTCAGGCGGTAAGGAATGCTGCACGACGTGGCCTTGAGCTACGCCGAAAGCATGGCAAAGGCGGACTGACGACGGGCGAGGCTGGGAAGCAAGGAATTGGCAGTGGTGTGGCGAGGGCCACGAGCTTGGCCAATGGCATGAAGGTGAGCGAGGCTACCTTGCGGCGCATGGTTGCGTTCTTTTTGCGCCACGAAAAGAACAAGAGCGGCGGCGAAGATGATGCTGGTTATATCGCCTGGCAACTATGGGGAGGCGATGCGGGGAGAGCGTGGGCAAATCGCACGCTTAAGATGTTGGAAAACCGTTCAAAGTAGCGATGGAAGGGATCAGAATCGTGCGCGAAGAAGAGGACGGCATCAGCGTGATGCAGGCGCTGCAAATTCTTTCCCGGAATGCCCATCGCAACACGTCCCGCTGGGAATTGGTGGAGAAGCAGGTGTTCAAGAATGGACGCCTTGAAGAAACACACGAATATGTGGTGAGTGTTTATGACATCCCTGATTCGCAGTTTGAGCCAGCCAAGTTTCTTGTTTTTGAAGCCGTAGCAATGGCAAAGGCTTACATCATGGAAGGCATTGAAGAGCAACTTGCTTCCATTCGCGAAGAAGACGACGAAGAAGACGAAGATTAATCTTGCGTGGCGTGGACAACGAATGATGGGTAGCCCATTAGCCAAAGCACGCTGAGTTGAAACACGCCGCTCATCACTTTGATTTGGGCGATATCTGGAGAAAGAATACCTGTTTCAATGCGAGATATTGTTGCTTGATCGCAATAGAGAATTTCTGCAAGGGCTCGCTGCGAAAGTCCGCAGCTAAGGCGAGCTTCCCGCACTCGGGAACCAATGAGAATTTTGGCTTCCGAGAGGGAGCTTTGCGGGCTTTTTACTTTACGGGCCGTCAGCCTTCTTTGCGTCATTTCATGCAGAATAGCATAATGACTACTATACTATTGAATTGAAGCCCTTACAGTATATGTATGAGCACCACATCTTGTCGGTACGACGTTTCTCCTATTGAGAAGTATGAAATGACACCTGAGGGTTATCTTCGGGTGTGGGCTTCAATTGCTCGTACTGGCATTCAGCATTACACAGATGCTGACGGTTCCATCAGGAAGGAATTCCGTCCTGAAACTGAAGTGGCGTCTCCAGAAAGCCTTGCCTCATTTGCGGGGAAGGCAATCACGATGGAACATCCTCCTGTTCTTTTGGACAGTGAGAACACCAAGGATTACCAAATCGGTTTCACTGGCTCAGAAATTGTTTATGACAATGGCTTTGTTAAAGCCGTCATGACCGTGACTGACCGCGAAACCATTGATAAGGTGATGCGCGGCGATGTTCGTGAAGTGAGCGCTGGCTATAGGGTCAATTATGATCCGACGCCTGGCGTTACCGATAGCGGTGAGCATTACGACGGCATCCAAAAGGAGATCAGTGGTAATCACGTCGCTATCGTTCGTCGAGGCCGAGCTGGCCCGCAGGTGAGGTTGCATTTGGATCGTCTAGATGCCGCTGATCCATCTCTAATTTCCATTGAGGAAAACCAAACCATGAGCGCAAAAGTCAATTTTGACGGCGCTGAGTTTGAGGTGAGCGAGAGCGTTGCTCTGGCGATCACCAAAGAACGAGAAGACGCCAAGATGTCCTACGAGGACATGAAGAAGAAGTACGACGAGCTGCAGGCCGCCGCTGATTCCATGAAGTCCGAAATGGACGCCATGGCTGAGGAAATGAAGGGCAAAATGGATTCCGCTGAAGGGCGGGCCGATGCTCTGGCCGAGCAAGTTGACTCCCTGAAGGCTGAACTGGAAGAAGCCAAGCAAATCAACGTTGATTCCATCGTTGAAGATCGTCTGGCTCTGATTTCCAAGGCCAAGCCTGTGCTGGATTCTGCCTATGAATTCAGCGGTAAGAGCGCCCGCGAGGTGATGGTGGATGCCATCAAGGCAGTTCGCGGTGATTCTGTTGCTCTGGACGAGCGTTCCGACGATTACGTCCAAGCAATGTTCGACACCATCTCTGAAGACGCTGCCGGTCGCGCTGATTCCACCGAGGATCTGCGTAAGGCCGTGGCTTCCATTGCCACCCCTGCTTCCGCACCTTCTTCCTACATGGAAAAGCTGCAGAATGCCTGGAAGTCCCCTCTCTCCATTTCTAAGGAGGCTAAGTAATCCATGGCCGTAACTTTTACCACCACTGTCACTGGCGTTGCCGGCGGCGTGCAGTCCAGCTACGAGCTGGAACTGACTGCTGCTCTGGAAGGTCAGTTTGCTGACATTGCCGACAATAATGTCGCCACTTTCGTGAACGAAACTGGCGCTGGCGTTGCTTTTGGTGATCTGCTGGTTGTCAACACTGCAGGCACCGTGGGCAATTCTGCCAAGACCATCGCTGCTACTGGCGACACCGTGGTGGGCGTTAATGCTCTCACCTACATCGAAGAGAAGGCTACCGACGCTAATGGTCGCCCCGCCGCTTCTGACAAGCAGGCTCTGAATGTGATGAACAAAGGCGTGGTTGCCGTTTATGTGACCGGCGCTGTTGATCTCACCTCTCCCGTGCGCGTGTACTACGCCACTCACACTGGCACCACTGCTGGCGCACACCCTGGCCGCTTCTCGCATGCATTTGTGAGCGGCAAAACTCGCCGTCTTGGCGGTGCCCGTTGGGTGTCCAAGACCACTGGCGCTGGCATCGCCCTGCTGGAGCTGAATGGCCCCAGCTTCACCCTTGACGCAGATTCCTGATAGGAGGCACCATGAGCGAATTTCGTATGGATGAAGCGGGTCTGTTTCTTGAGCGCCAGCTTGAGTACATCCGCCCTCAAGTGTTTGAAGTCGAATATGCCGACATCAAATACCCCACAATCCTGCCTGTAACCAGCGAAGCTGGTCCTGGCGCCCAAACCTTCACCTATCGCATCATGGATGCGACTGGTGACTTCAAGCTCATCTCGGACGCTGCAGACGATCTGCCGCGTGCTGATGTGAGCCAAACCGAGAAGAGCCTCAACATCCGCTCCTTTGGTGGTTCCTTCGGTTACACCGTGCAGGAACTGCGTGCCGCTCAAATGGCCAACGTGGCTCTTGAGCAGCGTCGTGCCGCCGCTGTGCGTCGCGCTTACGAAGAGAAAGTGGAGCAAGTTGCTCTGTTCGGTGAGGCTTCGGTGAGCCTGGCTGGTTTCTTCAACAACGCAACTGTTGACGTGCTGGCTGCTGATAAGTGGTTCACTGGCGCTACTGCCACTGGCACCACCGCTCAGGACATGCTGGCTCTGCTGAACCAGGGTGTTACCGCCATCATCAATGGCTCCAACATGAAGGAGCAGCCCGACACCATCCTGATGGCCTGGGAAGATTACAACGTGGTTTCCACCACTCGTAACTCTGACTCTTCGGATGTGACTGTGCTGGAGTACTTCCTGCGCACCAACCCTTTCATCCGTAACGTTGAGCCCATCAACCAGCTCGATGCTGACAAGAGCGAGCTGAGCAAGAACCGGATGGTCATCTACAAGCGTGATCCCGGCAAGGTGCAACTGCACATTCCTCAACCGCTGGAACTCTTCCCGCCCCAACAGCGCGGTCTTGAGTTTATCGTTCCTGCCCATGCTCGCGTGGGTGGTGTCGCTCTGTACTATCCCAAGAGCGTCATCTACGTTCAGGCTCCCTGAGGAAGCCCCTAGGTAGTTCATCAAGAAAAGGGTGGTTAAGCTAATTTGCAGTTCTTTTTGAACACACAATGCTTATTGCTTACCGCCCTGAACTTGAGAATCCGCCGCGAGAGGCCAGTTTCGGAGTGATTACAAAGCGAGGCATGATTAGCCTCGCCCCCGGCCTTAATCAGGAAATTCCTGATGAACAATGGGAAGAAGCAAAACTGAACCCAACGGTGCAGGGTCTTCTTCGTATTGGAGCCATTGAGGAGATGAAAGAGAGGGTGGAGATTGAGACCATTCCCAAATCCGCCGAAAATCTTTCACAGCTTCCTCTTAGTCAGGCCATCCAGGCTATTGAACTTCTCCACGATGAGGACAAACTCGGGGATTGGAAGAAGATTGAAGGCCGCGTGAGGGTGCGCAACGCGATTAACCGTCGCCTTGAAGCTATTCGCACAGGAAAGGCATGACAGTCACTTATTCTGGTTTCCTACAGCGCTTTCCTGAGTTCAGTCCCCATCCTTCGGGAATTGTGAACGGCGCCATTGAAAGCGCTTCTGCAGACGTATCGTCCGACATCTTTGGTGATCAGACTGACCGAGCTGTACGTTTTCTAGCTGCTCACATCATTTCCATCCAACTTGCTCAAATGGGCGTTCAAATTGGCGCTACAGATGGCAAGGTGTATGGCAAGGGACTAGAAGCCACATTGTATGGCCAGGAGTTCAAGCGTCTCACTGAAGCGGCATCATCTTCTCTGCTTGGTTTTGTTGTCTGATGACTAATCCTGCCCCGCCACTAGCCAATGCCACCCTGGTATTTGCAGTGGCGAGCGGATACGCAACAGATTCGGCCACTGGTAATTACGTAGAACTCACAGGAGACGCTACGTACTACGCCACATTGAAGCAGAGCAGGGATCCTCGGTATGATCAGCGGCTTGGGGCTGATGAAACTGCCATTTATATGAAAGGCAGATTAGTTAGCCCATTAGCTTTTTCGGGAGTGCCCCCTGGAAGTGTGGCAGCAGCCACCATTGAAAATCAGGAGGGGCGTTTTGAACTACTCCCTACGACCGAAATGACTGACCACTACCGTCAGTTTTTGGGCACCCCAATCCACGGCTACTTTAGAGTTGTGGGAGCAGGAAGTGTCCTTAATCGTTAATCACGCTCCTTCGCATTGTTTCAATGGCCATTCAACATCCCACTCAGATCATCAAGAGTCAGGACACCATCGTGTATGTGGGTGCCCTGTCTGGCGCCACTCGTCCTGTGATCACCCCGGCTTCTGCCGGCGTTCTCTCCCGTCCTTCGTCTGGCGTTCCCGCCAACATGTATTTCCTGGGCGGTGTCACCAATGCCACCGTTTCGTTTAACGATGGCGAACAAGAATACTACCTGCTTGGTGGCGGCGGCTTCGCTGATAGCGTGAAAGTTACCCAGCGTTGCCAAGCTTCTATCACTTCCTACTTCCAGAAGGATCTGGACGGCACTTCCATTGATAGCACTGCTTTCGATGAGGCAATGGATGTGATTCTGCGCGGTCGCACCGAAAAGGATTTTGAAATCTATGTAGAGATCTTTAAATTCCTGGGTGGTCAAACTTATGACCTCACCTGCTTCGCTGCTACTGTGATGAACTACAACGAGAGCTATCCTGCTGATAACCTCGTTGAGACCACTTTTGACCTTATGAGCCGTGGCACCTACGGCACTGGCCGTTGCACCATCTCCGGCGCAATCCTGCCCACCGCTCCTAATTCCTGATCCTTTCCATAGAGAAAGTCCCGCAAGCCCCCGAAAGGGGGCTATTTTATTGATATGAACATCCTTCAAGTTAGGGATACGGTTTCGCAATTATTGTCAGATTTGTTGGGCAGCTATACGCTGCCCAACGGCACGACAGTACCGGCATTGTGGGTGGACGGCAGAAGCGGCGTGCCGAAGGGTTGGAAGGTGCGTGGTATGGAGGCGTCCATAAAGCAGTATCCAGTGCGCCGTAGCCGCCCCCTGATGGGGATGGTGGAGATGCGGAAAGCATGGGAAGTGGTGTTGTCGCAGTATGACCCGTCAAGCGAGGACATGGATGATGCCGTTGATCGAATGTTGAGGCATTTCCCGGATGCGACACTCCAGGGATTTCCATCAAGCGACAGGGAATATCAATATGCTCGCTTTATTATCCCAGACATTGAAATTGCCACGCAGTACCGCCCAGTAGCTAACGAATAAGGAGCGCTTATGGCTGGTATTGCAAGGATTATTGGCACCAAGAAAGTAGAGGAGGCGTTAATAAGAGCATTTCAGCAATGGACAGAAGAGGATGTAAACAAAGAATATTGGCGAGAAAAATTTGAAGAACAATATGTCTATCCGGGGCCTCTCACGTCGCGAAAAAACGGCGAAGTAGCTGGCAACCCTCGTGACATTCTTGACACCGAAGCTTTGTACGACAGTGGCGTAGAAAGTTATCGTTACTCAAGCGTGCCCAATGGCGCCGAAGCTAATTGGCATTGGAACGCAAAGAATTCAAGCGGCGACGAATACGCATGGTTTGTTCATGAAGGGCAAGGGCCTCATTCACGAGAGGCGCGTCGATGGACAGATGAACTGGCTTCTGAATTCTTGTTTGAAGACAGTGATATCAAGAGTAGACTAATGGCCCGCATCGATCAAAGCCTCAATGGTTGATGGTCCCATTGATTATCTAGAGAGTGACTCTGGAGAAGTGCATGTGATTAACGCCAGGGTGGATGGACCCACCCTTGAGGCGGGCATTCTCTGCGTTATTTCTTTTTCGGAAACCACTATTAGAATCTCAAGCGAGCAACATTCGTTTCTGATTGAACTGCCTGAAGACGTGCGAACGAAAGGCGAGCGTCTTAAAGCGTTTAATGTGCCATTGGCAATTCTGAGTTATGAGCAAGTACAGCTTCCTACTGGCATCTGAAGAGGCCAGCTACTTTGAACTCACTTCGACGCTGCGTTTGCAGCGTCATGGTGGTTGGCTTGTTGCTGAAAGCATTGAGCAAGAGGAAATCTCTAAGGCTCAAAGCCAGAGCACGATCAAGGCTGTGCAGCTTGCCAAAAAAATTGCGGCAGCAAAAGACATTCCTCTGGATGAAGCGTTTGAGATGCTTCAAGGTGGCGGCGGCTTCACTGAGGCTGAATTGCTATCGGACTACACTGAAGAGACCCTCTCCATGGTCACTTCGGGCGGATCAGCAGAACTTGGCAATGCCAAGCTCATTACCGCGTTTATGCGCTGTCGTGGTGAGGGCAAAATTGGTGAAGACTGGCAGCGACTTGACGATTGGTCTATTGAAGACACAAAGACCATGACTCGCGAAATGCAAAGCAGGGTGCTGGAATTTATCGCTGAGGAACAAGATGCGGAGGTGAAAGCAGCGCAAGCAAAAAAATCGAAGAGGAAAACCAAGGGGGAAGCCTTGCCGAACGAATAGAGAAAAAGGCGCGTGCGTTTCTAAAAGGCCTTACTGATTGGAATGCTATTTTCTTTCGGCTTAATGCATCATCGTTGAAAGATGATAGGTGGACGCCGGAGAATTTTTCCAGGCAAAAAGTCAAGGATGTGCTAGCCGCTCTAAGGTTTTTGGAGCGGCATGATCACACGCAATTGAATTTGCAGAGTGTATCAGTGGCCAAGATGGCGACAATGGTTGCTCATGCGCTGGGAGGCAAAAAAGTATCAGTGACGCCCGACGACTTCCTGCCTTTTGATACGCGCAAGCTTAAGAAAGAAACAGGAATTACGGAAGAGAGTGCTGCGGTACTCAAGCGTCTAATGAAGACGCGAAAGATGGATCCAAGAGTGGTTTCGATGCTGGCCGAGGAGCTTAAAAACTCTTCAATACGGAGTGATGAGTAATATCATGCCTCGTTAAAGCTACACTTAATAGAAGAATGCTGTAAGCGCAGTAATGGCGGCGGAACTCCGGCTTGGCGTATCATTTGACCTTGTATATTTTCGCCAACAGCTTGGCAAGCTGAGCCAGATTGCTGCGTCTGAGTTCTCCGGGAAAGTAAAGCTCAGTATTGACAAGCGTGATTTCCAGCGCCAAATGGCTGGACTCACGAAAGAATTGCGCATCAACGTTAATGATTCGCAGATTGTTGGAGCACGCGCAAATCTAGGGCAACTGAATCGGAGTCTTGCAACTCTTCGCCGAGCAGTTGCAGCTCCCATTGAAATTAAGATCAAATATACGGAGCAAGGCAAGCCGCCTGCGGGATTTGGTGGCACTGCTTCGCGTGCTGTTACTGGTCGACTAGCTGGTGCTCAGGCAGTAGAAGGACTTAGCCGAGGGCAACTTCAGGCTGTTTATGGTCTGTTTCGTGAGGCCAATTTAGCCGTTGGTCAATTAAGCAAAGGTCTCGCAAGGTCTACCAGCGAAGAAATTCGTGCTGCTCTTGTTCCGGCGTTTAGTGACAGTGGAGAAGAGGCAGTAAATGGCCTTGCAAATGGCTTGAAAGGTGGATCGTCAAAAGTAGGAAGAGCTGCCGCGAAGCTTGGAGAAGATACGCTTCGCTCTATCAAGGATGTCCTTGGTATCGCGTCTCCATCGCGAGAGTTTAGGAAAGTTGGTGAAGACTCTGGAGAAGGTTTTGAGCAAGGGTTAAAGAATGGCTTGAGTGAAGCCACTCGGATGGGCATTCAAGAAATGCGAAGCCTGTTCCGCGCTTTGCAAGGTGAAGCCCAGTCTGGTGCAGCTCGCCTTCAAGCAACGATGATTGCCGCCATGGCTGGCATCGTCCAGCTTCCTGGTAATCGTCAACAGCGTGGCCGCTTGTTGCAAACCGGCGCTGGAATTAACGCGGCAATGGCTGGCCCCGCATTGGGAAATATTCAAGCGACCAGAGCTGCCACAAGGGGCGCTGCGGCCAGCGCCCCTGCCTTTGCAGCAGCACTGCCGCTGATGTTTGGCATGGATCCGCGTGAGCTTACCGCTCGCTTACAGGGTCTTTATGGTCAGCAATATCGTGCCCCTGATATGGGCGGGCGTCAAACGCCTCGCCCAGGCCGTATTGCAAGTCTTATTGAAGCACTCGCTTCTGCTGGTGGAGGCTTTGGTGCTGGTACTGGCGTAAATCAAAGTCTCTTTACTGGTGGCGTTGTAAATCCAGGCGTTCTTTCTACTGGTTACATCGGTAGGAGTGCTATTTCTCCTGGTTTTGTGAATTATCCACCGGGGATGCCTGGTGCATATGGCACTGGATTTATTGGCCGGGCAGGAGCTGTTCCTTATGGAATGTCTCAGCCCCGAATGCAAGGACCTTCGCTGCCGGTGCGAGGTATTTTCGACTCAACACCCGCACCCACTCGTGTTGCTGGGTTGCTTGGTCCTGCTGGCACCGCTGAAGCTTCACGAGCCGCTGCACTCGCGCTTCGGGAACTAGAGGCGCGTACAAGATCTGCTGCTCGATCTGCAGTTATTTTCGCTGAAGATGCAGCTCGCGCCTCTCAACGGAGGGGCATGGAAGTCGCATCTGGCCAAGTGCCACTGGGCACTGCAGCGCGCTTTTTGCCTCCAGGCGGGGCTGGGGGTGGTGGTGTCGGCGGAGGCGGTGGCGGCGGTGGTGGCGGCGGACTTGGGGGGTTCTTCTCAGGAAGAATGCCTTCTTCTCTGCCGGGACAGGGACTCATCCGTGAAATGGGTGATGAGTTTGGATTTGCAGCAAAACAAGTGTTGCTTTTTGGCGCTGCTTACAAAGCTCTCGCTGTAATAACCAATTTCCCTGCTCAAGTGGTCGAGGCAGTTTCTGCTTTGCAGAACTTTAGGAACACATTGGGAGCCATCACTCCTACCAGTAGTGAATTTAGGGATTCAAATCAGTTGATTTTGGATCTGGTTGATAAATACAATATTCCTCTGCAGTCTGCTCGGGAAGGTTTTACCAGGCTTTATGCGTCGATGGAGCCTGCTGGTTTTAGTGGAGAAGAAATTCGCGGATTGTTTACTGGCATCAGCAAGGCTGCGGCAACGTTCGGAATGAGCGCCGACAAGGTTGATCGCGTGAATTATGCCTTTGCTCAAATGGCCAGCAAAGGCCAGGTTATGTCAGAAGAGCTGAAAGGCCAGCTTGGTGACGTATTGCCTGGCGCAATGGCTATTTTCGCTGAGGCCGCAGGGTTTAAAGGAGAAAAGGCTATTAGCGACTTCTCTCAGGCCCTTGAGGATGGCGCGTATAAGGGAGAGGCGATGAAGCAATTGCTTACGAACGTAAGCTTGATTATGAATTCGGAATTTGGCCCTGGAGCAGAAGGTGCGGCCAGGACGTTCCAGGGTGCGATGAACCGAATGGGAAATTCGGCCAAACTTTTGTATGAAGCATTTGAGCCCCTAGCTGTTAATTTCCTTAATAGTGTTGTTACGCCATTTTCTAACGGCATTAAAACACTTACTGATGGACTGAACGCATTCTTTACGGGGGCTGCTGCCAAGAGCGCTGGTGGCTTTGGTATTGCGCAAGAACTGGAGAAGCTTCGTCCTGCTTTTGAAGGCATCCAGAAGAACGTAGGCGAGGTTGCAAGGCAGCTTCTTGGTCTAGCTCAAGTTGCTTTAGAGCTTGGCAAGGTATTTCTTCAGATTGCTGGCAACCCAATTGTCGGATATCTTGCAAAGCTATACCTAATTTTCCTTCCATTGAATGCCGCCTTGTCTATAGCCAGGGGGCTATGGGCAGCCAACGCAGTTCAATTGGCAGTATTTAATGCACGAATTGCTACTGGCACGAGTACATTAACTGCTTTCCGTGGAATGATGGCAGCAACAGGTGCAACAGCATCGACCACTGCATCTTCTATTAGAGCTGCTGGCGTAACGCTGAGGACATTCTTCTCGGCTTCAGGGATTGGCCTGGTAATTGTTGGCCTGAGCATGCTGATTGAGAAGCTCATGGCAACGAAGCAGCAGCTTGATGATATTAAGACCAAAGCGCGAAACGCTTCCAGTGCTATTGCTGCAATGACCGGCGCTGAGGCTCGGACTGCGGCCCAGCGTTACGAAGGAAATGTTCAAAGCCTGAAGTCTTTGAATGAACAGCTTGAGCAAGGCGCCTTTAAAGGGAAAGCTTGGATTGCGGTAACAAGACAGCAAGCGCAAGCATTGAAAGAT